GGGAAGAATAAACCTTTTGCAAAATATGGGAAGAATGGTTTCAAAACTGCTTGTAAAACACTTTCTTCTTCTCTTTTTTGAGGAGAATTCATCCATTGATAAATTGATGATATTTCTTGAATTCCTGGATTAAGTTTTGTAGAAATATGGTATGCTAAATTACCTATTGCAGTTTTTAAAGAACCTCTTGTTATACCACCTGCTTGTAATAGTGGTTCAAACGCTGAATAAAACAATGTTGGCATTTCTCTTTCATATCCAAGAAGGTCTATATTAATAGGAACTCCTGCTACTGTTATTGTTTGTTCAAATAGTCTTCCTATATCATTATCTTTTATTGCACTATAAACTCTATGCCAATCTGTAGTATCTGGTTGTAATCCTCTTGAAGCACTAATAAGACTATTAAGATACATATTAAAAATTAAGAAGTTATGAACATATCTTACTCTATCCTCATCTAAACCTAATGCACCACCCGCTACTTGTTTTATAAGCGTCCATTCCCAATCAGGTGCAAAAAATAGCCACCTTAATGCACTTCTTACTTTTGGATTAAGATTTGCAAGTTCAGGTGCTCCACCAAAGAAAGTATTGACATTTTTAATCATCCTTTCAGCTTCGTCTCTTGTTAGTTTACCAGCCATTAAATCATCGTATATTTTTGCAAATGAACTTACTTTGTAATAATTATACATTCTATTCCATAATCTATCGTCCATATATCGAACATATGGTATTTTGTCTATCAAACTTCCTTCTCTAAACGGCGAACTGGTGGTTCCACTTAATACTGTAGATGTTTTTGGAAACTCTCTAAATAATTCACTCATTTTTTTAAGCATTGGACTCATCTTATCAGCAAATTCTTTTTTGTCCATTAATAGATTTTTAGCTCCTTCAAAACCTTTACTTAAATTAGCATCACTATAAATAGTAGAAGCAGTTAAAGATTTCATATGATAAAATGGAACTAATCCTATTGCCAATCTTTTAAGAGTAATGAAAAAGTTATTTTGCAGTGTTCCTGTGCCAAATTCATTATTTTTATAAAATTCACTTGGCATTAAGTATTCTTTAATTGTATTTACAATACTTCCATTAAAACCATCACGCAAGTAATAATAACTCTGCGGTCTTATATTTTGTATTTTATCAGCTAAATTGTGAATATCGTTTATTACCTCATTAATGGGTAAGCCAGGAACTAACTTATTCTCTACGATATCACTTTCACCAAAGTTGTGAAATGCCATTGCTATATCCTGATAAAACTGCATTTTTTTAGCAACACTTAATTTGTCAGCACCCTCTTGTTGAAATATTTTATCTGCTTTTTCAAATAATCCTTTTAATGTATCTGCTTCTTGTTGTGTTGTCATTTCTCTTATATTAGGAACATCATATAATTGATGAAGTATTTTTTGCATTTTTGTAATTTGTTCTTTTTTAATATTACTTGCTTCATTTAAAACTGTTCCCAAATTATTTCTATATTCTTCTCTTAATAATTTTATTTTATTTAATAGTTCATCTTTTTTTGCTTGTTTTTCATCTTCCATCTTTTTATTGATTTCTTCTTTTTGTCTTCTAAGGTCTTCTTGATGTTGTTGATTTGTTGTTGTATGTTTTTCTCTTATATTATTAATTTCTTCTTGTAATGATTTTTGATAGTCTTTTCTTAATCTTTGTTTTTCATCTAATAAACTTTTTATTTTAGCGTCTGCTTCATCTTTATATTTCTGCTTTAGGTTGGCTTCTAAATCTCTCACTTTTACATATAAGTCTTTGTTTTTTGTTTGTTTTGCTTGTTGTAATATTTCATCACTCTTTGCTTTTAGGTCTTTTAATTGTTGTGTATATTCTGTTTTTATATTATTTATTCTCTCATTAATATCATTAATACCAGTGGTATAGTTTTGTTTATATTGAGTTCTAAAATCTTTTATATCTTGTGAAAAGTTTTTTCCAGTATATTCTCTTTTTGCATTATATTCTTGTCGTAATTGTTTATTAATATCTTTTAATTGTTGTTCATAACTTTCTCTGATGTCTTTTATTTTTCCTTTAAAATCATTAATATTTTTAGTTAAACCATCTTTGTATTGTCCTTCAAATCCTTTTCTTATATTTTCATAATCTGGTAGTTTACCGCTTACTTGTTCTATCATATCGTATATTTCTTTATAAATATCAGAATAACTACCAGCAACAGGCATAGTTTGTAGCTTTTGGTATATTTTTTCTTTTACATCGTCTAATGCTTCATCAGGAAAATATGATTTTAAATTTTGGGCTATTGTTTGAGCCAACCTACGAGCATCATATTTATTTATGGTGTAAACATATTTGCCATTTAGTTTAGAAGATAAACCTCTACCAATCCTAAAAAATTGGTCTAAAATTACTGGATAAGATATACTCCCATAATAAGCTTTCCAAAATTCTTTTGCATCTTTATAGTTATCTGCTATTTCTTTTAGCACTGGTGTGTCTTTTTCAAGCAAAGCAAAGTGAGGACCTTTGGCTGTTGTTAAATAGTCTTTCCATTCCATTTCTGTTGCTGGTTTGCCCTGCAATGTTCTTTTTATTCTTAATGCTTCTCTATTTCTTTCAAATGCTTCTTTTGCACCTGCTACATTAGTTTTATATTCTACTAATTTATCTTTTGTAACTTTTATTAGGTCTTTAAATTCAGGATTTGCTTCTACAAGTTCTTTTAATTCATTGTCGGGTAGTCTTAAAATATAAGCAGCAGCTTGATATCTATTCAAATTAAGATTAAGGTCAGAGCTTATCTTTTTAGCAAATTCATCTAAAAAAGGACTCATTTCTTTACTATCTATAAAATTTACTGCATTTGAAGACGCTATTTGTGCTTGATGATGTGTGCCGCCAACCATATTAACGGCTTTTAAAAAGAATAAAGTAGGTTTTTCTACTAAAGCATAAACAGGATTAAAGTTTTTAGCTGCTTGGGCAGCAGCATATTGTAATGATTTTTGAGTGGTTTCAGGGAAAGCTTCAAATATTGTTTTTGCAAGACCCCCTACACCTGCTCTTATAAATTTTGAAACAAATGGATAAGCTCTTACAAATGCTGTTCCAGCTCCACCAAAACCTGCACCTGTTTCAAGTGCCATCGGTGCACCTGTTCCAAATTTTCTACCAGTTGTTAGATTATGGGTTTCATTGATAGCTTCATTCCAAATACCAAATTTAGTAGCATTCCAAACAGCTGATTTTATAAGTCCTGTAAACCCTTCACCTATTTTACCAATAGCAGGCATTTCATAAAATAGTCCTGCTTCAAGTGCATTGCTTGGTAGTAAATCAGTAATGGCTATAGTTCCACCTACAAGTGGAACATTATATCTTTGTTGTAGAAAATGAAGTCTTGGGTCTTCTCGTGCTATTTTCCATATATCATATTTGTCATCAAAGCTTTGTATATCTTGAAGTGCCTTTGGGATATGTCTTACATCTTGAGTAATGGGTGCCATATTCATTAATTTTGTAACAGGTATATTTTTAATTTGTTGCATTGTAAGTGGTTTGTTTGTTTTAATTGGTGCAGCATAAGGAGATGGTGGCATTTTGTCCAATGGTTGTTCTATATCCACTGGTTGACTTTTTGGAGTAGGTCGTGGTTTTACATTTGTTACAAGCTGTGTCATTTGTTTTGTTGTAGTAGGTTTATTTATATTCAATTGTTTTTGACCTTCCATTGCTTGTTGTAACATACTACTAATTGTATCCATTAATTACCTCTTTTATACTTAATCTAATTTTATTGTTCCAGGTTGAAATGTGTTTTTAATTATATTATTAAATGAGTCATTTGAATTAGAATTAGGTGGATATTCTCCTTTTAAATACCTAATTTCTTCTCTTATTGCGTTCGCTTGTTTTATATTACCCTTTTGGAGAGACACTTGTAAGGCTTCTTGAAGCTGGTTTAATCTTTCGTCCATTGCAATTTTTCCCTTATTAACAAACATAGATGCGATTTCTTTTTTATTGGATGCATTGTAAATTGTTTTTTCCCAACCAGCTTGAATATTCATTGCAGCCGTTTTAAGTTTTACTTCCATATCTTCTATCTTGCTTATCATATCAGATGTAGTTTTATACAATGACAAGTAAGTATTTAGATTATTAGTAGCAAAATTAACCTTAAATTGTGCTAACTCATCATCTATTTTTTCACCCAACATTAACTTTTGCATCATCATATTTACTTTGTTATATACATTTTCGCTTTTAGCTTTCCACTGTTCCAATTGATTTTTGAAATCCTGGGTAGCGGCTTGATAATCAGTTAAACTTTTTTCTTTAAGAGCACCAAACATAGCATTCATTTTATCTGCCATTGTTGTTCCGTCTTTGTTACCAAACAATGCTGTTCCTAATGCTATAATGCCAACCATTAACGGAATAAGTTTATTGTTTTCTTGAACTACTTCCTTATATGTCTTTACTGTTGGTATATCATTAGCTTGTTTTAATTTTTCGTCCATTTGTTTAAATGTTGCTTCTAATGTATCTTTCTTTTTTGCTACATCTTGTAATACCTGTTTTTCAGTTTCATTTAACTCTTTTTGACTTTCTCCGACTTGAGACTGAAGACCTTTGAAACTATCAAAAAGTTCTTTTAATCCTAAATCAGTATTTTGTTGTTGTGGTTGTTGTTGCTGTTGTATTTGTTGTAATGATTGTTTTTGTATTTTTTGAGTAGGAGCTGTTACTGGTTTTGCTGGTGCTATAGGTGGTGCTTTTAGTGGTTGTTTTAAACTTGTGTTTAATCCTGCCGCTGACCCATTACTTTTTGGTGTAAGTAAATCTATAAGTGTTTGATTAACTTGTGTGCTTGGTGATGTCCATGCCATATTATCATCCTCCTATTGAAGAATATCTATTTTCTTGCCATAGGTCAACATCCTGCTGACTTGTTGGTGCTTGACCATTATCTTGTATATATGCCTGCCAATCTGTTGGTGATAATCCAAAGTGAGTATTAGCAAATTGTATACCTTGTATTTGGTTGTTTGCCATATTTTGTATTCCCTGTGCTTTAATGGCTGAATTCATATCTGTAACGTTTGGAACATTAAGTTGTTGACCACCTAATTGTGATAGCTGTTGCGTTGATTGCTGTGCACCTTGTTGTATACCACCTAATGTATTTGTTTGAACTTGTTTTAACATATCAATTAAGTTATCATTCATACCCAAATAGTTTTGGAATAACTGATTATAGCTTGTAGCAAACTGTTGGTCGTTTGAATATGTGTCTTGTAATTGTTGAGTTAACTGTTGGTAGCTGTTTTGGTCTAAATAAGGAGATATTCTGTTGTAAACATTCTGCAAGTAATTAGCGCTTGCTCCTAATACTAAAGCTGTTGCTGTATCAGGGTTTGCTAATTGAGTTAATGAACTTTGTATATTGGTTTTCATATTATCTAATTGACTTAAGTAACTTTGTTTTTGAGTATCTAACTGCTGTTGTTGTTGGTTATATTGATTCTGATAATCTTGCATTATTTGGTTTTGGGGTTGATTCCCTGCTAATGATAGATTAATGGAACTTGTATCTGTATTTGGTGCTTCCCAAGTATTAGCAAACAAACTTGGTGCAAGGTTTTGCTGATTTGAAATATAACCTTGCAATGCTGATTGTCCTTGTTGTGATAGATTTGACAGCATATTTGTTAACTCTGGGTAATTAGAAGGATTTGTCATTTGTTCTAACTGTGCAGGAACTGCACCACTTAAATAAGTAGCAACTACTTGTCCGTGTGAATGAGTGCTTGATGTAGGGTCTTCTGTCATAAGCGTATTATATTGAGATACTTCATTGGGGCTTAATATCATATTACTTGGTAGCTGTTGGCTACCTGTTGTTTGTTGATTTTGACTTTGACCTAATATACTCTGTAACTGTTGATTTGCTTGTTGCATATTGTTGATATTGCCTACAGATTGATTTATTATATCGTTAATAGCGTTAGCCATATTATACTCCTGTTATAGCGTTAGTAAATGGTGCATAACCTGCTGCCCCCGTTGGGTCAGATTGAGGTGTTTGATAACCCAAAGGATTTGAAGAAAATTGTCCTATAGTATCTGTAGAGGTAGGTTGCGTAGTATTGCTGCCACCTAATCCTTTTACTGCTCCAGCTAATCCCGAAACTCCTTGCATTACATTTGACATTTTCTGATTTGATAATTGCTGTCTTTGTAATTCAGCTTCGGTTAATCCTAATTGTGCTTGGTTAGAAACATTAGTGCCTTCAATATTAGCAGCATTATTTTGTGCATTAATACCACTTTGAGTTGTCCAAGAACTCTCCAAATCTTGAATAGCTTTGTCAGATAAACCAGCTGTTTGTAGTCCAGCTTGTAATTGCTGTTGCAACATTTGTGATTTTAGATTTGAAGCCCAAGTTTGTAAGTTCTGCATAGCATTAGTATACTGCGTGCTACCTGCTGTAAATCCTTGTGCGGCTAATTGTTGTAAGACTTGTTGCTTTGCTTGGTTATACTGCTGTTCATACTGTCCTGCATAAGCAGATGAGAGCTGTCCTTGATTGTAGCTGTTAATAGCGTCTAATGCTGTCTGTCTTGCACTATCAGATAACTGCGTATTCTGCGATATTTGACTATTTAATTGCTGTAAGTCTGCTTGTGGTATCTGGAAGTTTTGAACTTGCGGCATTTGTAGTTTTGGCATACTAACACTACTACCGCCAAACAATGTATCTCCTATACCAAATAAAGTCCCTATTACTCCTAAATATGGCGATATACTTGTTAATGCGTCTCCAATTGCTGAACTCATATTATTATCCTCCTTTTTTTGCTAATGCTTAATATGATAGCAATAAAATCTTTTCTTTTTAATCCTATAATAACATACTATAACAAAATAATATCCTTTTGTCAAGAGTAAGTTATATAGTTCCTTTTTAATATTGATGTTTTTTGTAACCGTTTTGCTTGCACAAGCTACGCTTAAATAGTGAATATAAACCATTAAAGTATCTGGTTTATATACAAAGCTTACGAATCCTATTTCTTCATTGTCCTTGTATATCAAATAGTTCTCTGCGTCTTTTACATTTGACTTAAAAATATCATAGTTAATCATCCAACCGTCGTGATACTTATCATATATCTTTCTAAATATATGTCCTCTTGGAATATATTTAACTTCTTTAAAAACGATAGTGCTGGCATTCCCAAACTCAATCATCTTAACTCCCACCCGCCAATGGTATTGGCGTTTTATTAAGAGTATCAATTAATATTTCCAAATACCTCATAAAAGCATTATGAATTGTAACCTCTTGCTGTATAAATTTGTCAATTGTTAAATAACTATATTCATTAGTTGACTGCACTAAATTTTCATTAAAGTTAATAAGTGTAGGTGTAACACCATAACCTTTTGTTACTAATTCTTGTGCTATTTGAGTTGTAGCTTGATAAAACAATGCGTGGTCGCTTCTATTGTTAGTTAGAAATATATTAAAGCTTGGTGCGTCACTAAAGAATAAATTAGGCAAAGGCACTTGTATTTGTGGCATATTTAAGCTTTTATACAAGCTATTAATAACAGAGTAAATAGTTGCGTGGTCTGTATAATGCTGTTGTTGAAAATCATTTAGAATATTAACAATCTTATTTTCAGGAAACTTACTTTGTAAATCAGGTAACCCTGTTATAGTAATATAACTAACAGGAGTTGTTTGATTACTCATACTACTGACCTTCCTAAATTTGCTCTTATATAAGTTTGAATTATATCAAACGAAGCACTGCTGTTATCTACTATATCAAAGCTAAATGCATTCCCACTTACATTTAAGTAAAAAACAGGTAAGTAAGATGTAGGAATTGCAGTATTAATATTTATTAACAATGGTATATTAACACCATTTTGAGGTAATAAATAAAGCGGTGTAGTAGTGGTTGAAACTGCAATAGATAAATCATTGACATAATGCAAGCTGTTCATATTTGTTCCAGCTTGACTTGGAGATGTTCCAGTAAGAGATGTTAAGTTTGCTGTTAAAGATATATTGGGTGTTCCGCTGTATGGAATAAGGTTAAAGCTTGTGTTTCTAACTGTTTTATATAAAAATGGATAACCAAAATCAAAGTTCTTTGTTCTAATTAAACCTTTGATATTTGATATTCCACCACCTAACTTGTAAATACTGTTTTGTGCTAATATATAAATTGAATGGTCTGTGATACTTCTTGTTGCATAAACGCCAATAATATTAAAGCCTAAATCTATTTGAAAATACTGCTGTAAGTCAACACAGTAAGCTAACAGTATATTATAGGTTTGTGCGTATAATATGCTGTATTTTTGTATGGGCAAAAGATAAAAGTTTAAGTTATTAATCTGTGCTATATCGGATTGTCCAGATGTCCAATTAAATTTAGTAATATCGACCATATAGTCAATCTTTTGTGATTGACTGCTTACTATTTGATATATACCGTATTCATTAACAAGGTAAATTGTATTGTTAAAGTTAATAATGCTGTTAGGATAAATACTGCCTGTAGTATTAAATATTTCTTGTATATACCACAAACTTGGGTCATTGTTAATTGTAGTTCCTGTTATAGCAATAACAGCGTGGTCTCCTATTACATAGATATTATTCATATATGCAATTAGTTTTATAATCTCCTGTTTTAAATCAGGAGACGATATTAGGAATGTCCCACCACCGTTTGTAGTTGTAAAGTCTAAAAAGCTTGTAGGTGCTGAATACTGTATATTTCTACCACCACCAATAAATACTCTTCCTTGATATACTATTATTGTGTTGCCTTTTATATCAGGATGTAATGTTAATAGCCCATTGCTAACCGTAAAACACTGCCATACAACTGTATTGTCTGCTACTGTTTGTCCTGCCGTTGTTGGATATGTAGGTGCAGATGAACCACTTGTCCCTGCTGTAATGCACCAATAATAGTAACTACCATTTACAATTATATTACCAACAACATAAGATTTACTTGCAGTCCAAGCACTTGCACTTGGAGTATAACTTGGTGCAAATGCAAATAAGCCTTTTGTATTATCAGTAATTATAAAGAATTGATTTTGCCAATTGGTTATTTGAATATTGCTTGCAACGGTGCTGAATGTATTTGCAGGAGCTATTTGTGTGTAAGTTCCACTGCTAATAGTTCCAGCACTACCGTCAGCAAGTATAACAAACATTACAAGAGTGCCGTTTAAAATATCGTTAGTCATTACAAGTGGGTTGTTTGGTAATGTTGCAACAAGACTTGGTGGTTGTAGTTTTCTAACTGTGCCGTTGCCTATTGGTAAAAAGTTATATATATCTTGAACAGCATTGTCGGGTATTAAATCAGGTGGTTGTGTATTGTTAATACCAGAGTATCCTTGAATTGTTATTGTAAGACCTTTCATTGGGTCTTTTTTATTCATTTGTATTTGGGATACTTTTGGCTGTCCTTGTTGTGCCATTACCACCTACCCATATGATTGCTACCAGTTTGCTGCTGTGCCATTTGTTCGTAGAGTTGTCCTAACTGTGAATTGCCGTCAGCAATAGCAGTGTAAGCGGAAGCAAGAAGTCCTACCGTTTGATAAAATGCTGTAGGTATATCGTTATCAGTATCAGTTGGATATGCTAATGCATTTGGTTGATAAGTGTAATATATTTCAAGCGGATAACTGCTTGAAGGTGTTGGGTATAATCTTATTGACTGTGATATTATCCAATAAGTGGTTGGATACTGCTGATAATCCCAATTGTAATTTCCTATACTGCCTTTTTCTAATGGATATCTAAATGTTCCTATCCAGAGCCATACCGATATTATTCCTGTTAATACTTGACTACCAAATATGGTAGTCAATGGATATAAATTAGTCCCTTGTGTTAAATTAAATTTTATATTTGTTTTTGTGCATCCAGTCCACAAAGCTACTTGGTTTCTTGCATCGTTAATTGCATTAATAACAGTAGCTTGTGGAATAGATGAGTATGTTGGTATTTTACCACTTACAAATGTCAAATAATCATTTAGGGTTGCCATTTGCTACCTTTTGACTTGCGTCAATCTTTCCTTTTGATTCAGGCTGGAGCATTTCTATTATTTCATCGTGGTCTTCTGATATAATCCATTTACTATTTTGTTCGTTAAACTCTAACCAATTTTCATCTTTTATTTCAACACCTGCTAATGCCCATCTTTGTTTGATAATATCTACAAGTCTTTGTGCTTCTTTTTCTGCATCTTTAGGGTCGGTATTGTATATATCTACATTGTAGCCGAAGAATGCTTTTGCTATTTCATTTTCTACTTCATTCATTTTAGGTTGAAGCTTGTAGTATTTACCACCCCATTTTAAATTATATTCTTGATTTGTCTTATTGTAAACCCAAGCCATAAGTTACCTCCTCAATATCGGGTGTGCTACCCAAATTGTTATTAAATTTAAGCTAATGATACACCAGGGAATCCTGTTAATTGAAAATGTGCCGCTGGTTCAAATGAGTAAAATTGACCTGCTATCAATGCTGTTTGAACGAACCCTAACTGCCCTGTTGGTTGTAAGTCTGCGGGTGGTGTTAGTTTGAAATTAAGCTGTGGAACTGTTGCAAGTTCAAGTTTGTTAAGATTTAGGAAGTAGATTGTGTTTGTTTGAATACTTGGGTCAGGTAGAATTGGAACCCCGTCTATACTTACTACCTGAACTGCCCAATCCCTGCTGTCAGTTATCTTTGCTGGGTCTTGAATGTTAACACGCTCTATATTTGTCATAGACTCTGTTAACGCTGTGAATACTGCCATAGATGTAATACCTACATCAGGTATTCGGTAGTTTACATCGTTGATAAATGATAACAAGTATCTGTGAACGATTTGATAAGCTGTTGGTGTTGTGGTGAACAGTGCAGAATTGTAGCTGTATATTTTAGAGTTTAGATATGTGTAGTTTGCCCTTGACAAACCACCCCAAATTGACTGGTTTGTTCCATTATCTACGATATCATATAACCCCTGCATTTGTAACGAATTAGTGCCCATTGTTCCTAATATTGTTGCATTTAGATTATCAAACATCGTTTCATAAGCGTCTGTGATTCTCTGTGCAACAACATCTATTACCGCATTAGGACTATCCATCATTACCTCTTCTGTTAAGAGATAAGAAATTGGGTTGATATACAGTGTTGGTAAGAACTGCAAGTTTTGTATTGGGTTGGTAATCGTTGGGATACTGAAACTACCGCTCATTCCTGACCAATTACCGTTGTTACCAAATGTCTGGAATGACACTGGTTGATTGATTGGAACCCAACCGCCTTTCATTGGTTTCTGTGTTTTCTTAAGCAGTAACCTTAAGGTTGGTCGTGCCTTTCTAACGCCTTCATAGATAACGCTTGGCATTATCTCTGGAAGCATTATGTTGATATAGTTCTGTGCGTTCTGTGTCGAAGTAGGATAAAATCCTTGTCCTATTAAAGGACCTGTGCCTGTTGTAGGTGTTATGCCTGCCATTCTTTATTCCCCCTTTTTACTAATCTAAATATAATGCTTGAACAAGTTTAGTTGTGCTTGCAGTAGAGCCTGCTAATACCCTAAAACTTGCTCCATCGCTGTAAATTAATTCGCCGTTTCCTGCTGTTCCCATATTTGTCCAAGTGCCACCTATATTCATTTGCAGTGTGCCGTTTGCATCAGGAACTACATAGTAGTATCCTTTTTGTGTAATAACTGTGCTTGTGCTTGCTGGAATAGACATTGTTATAGGTGTTCCTAAATAATCCCCACCTGTTCCTGTGATACCGTAATTGACTTTGTTAGCCATTTTTAAAACCCTCCTTGTATGTATCTAATTTTTTCCATTGCTTTTTGTTTTGCTGTGTTTAAGTCATATATTTCTGCCTGTTTGTTAACATTTGACAATATATCATTGTCAGCAACACTTGTTGTTAATCCTCTGCTCTTATCCCTAATTGCCGCATAATATTCCATAGCGGCTTCCATATCAAGTATTTTCTTTTGAACCATAATCTCATCTACTTTGGTGTATTCTTCTGGGCTAATGCCAAGCTGTCTTGCTTTTGCCTCAAGTTTTGCTTTTAGTTCTTTCTTTGCTTGTTCCTGTTTGAACTCTTCAAACTCTTTTTTAATAGGGTTAATATAGTTTTCAACAGGGTTTTGAGGTAACTGAATATTGGGGTCAACCTGTTTTACCACTTGTTCAAACTGTTGTTTTACTTGTGGATTTGCATAAATCTTATTCATAAATTCTTGAAGCTCTGTTTTAACCTTTGACGCCTGTTCATACTCTTGTGTCATAGCAAGTATTTTCTGTTGAGTTTCAGGGTCTAACAATTCTAATTCTTGTGATGTTATTTGCATTATTTTTTCCTCCTTTTTTTCGCTTCTTTTCTAAATGTTTCAGCCAAGACTGCTCTCTTCTTTATCGTGGGGTCTTTTGAAGCTTTACCTTCAGCTATGCACTCATCTGTAACACCGTCAAAGCCCTTTTTCTTGCAGTAAGCGGTAAAGCTTCCTTCTTTTTTAACTGCTCCTTGCATCCAATCATCTTTTGCTTTTTTCTTCTTTGCCACTTTTAGCCTCCTTGATATTGTATTACTATAGAATTCAATTGGTCTATAGTAGTAGCGTTATTTATTGTTTGCTTCGTTGTATTATTCCAATTCCTAATTGACGCTCTTTGCTGTAACTGTTTTGCATATTGAGTTTGTAATGCTTGTAAGGTGTTGTCGTTTGTTGCTTGTGCTTCAGCTATTTTTGTAATTATATAATCAGTTGGTTGTAAAAGAGTTTCTGCATAATCAGCAAGTTGTTGTAGTTTTTGCTTCTGTAAGTTTTGCAATACTTGCTGTTCTGTATTTTGAGTTATAGTTCCATTAACAATGGTTATCAAAATATTAAGTGGTAAGTTAGGATAACCATAGTTATTTACTTTTAGTGCATTCTTTGGTGCCAATGCTTGTATATATTGAGTTTGTAGATTACCTTTTTCATCAAGCCAAACATAAGTATTGTTTGGGTCAGGTTGAATAACATCGGGTATTTCTACAAAGTTAACTATTTGATTTTTATGAATTGGATTATTATTGTTATCTACTCCAATGAAATCTGGTATAGAATTTAAGTCTTTTACTTCAATTGTATTGATTATATTGTTATTGCTGTCTAAACAAGCTACTCTCATATTCATCACCTACCACTCTATAATTAGAATACCAGGTGCACCGTTACCACCCGCATAAGAACCATTTATTCCACCACCACCACCACCACCACTGCCCCAGCCTAAAGCATTGCCACCATTACCCGTATTCCCACTTAATCCACCTATTCCAAAAGCAGAACTTTCGCCGGGACCACCCCAACCTCCGTAAGCTTGACCTGATGTTAATCCAAAACTGTAATTAGTTGAACCACCAGAAAGGTTTAATAAAGTAGTAGATGTTGTGCTATCTACTAAAGATGTGATACCACCTGCATTACCAGAAGTGCCCGCTCCTCCTATAGTAATTGACAATGTATGTCCAGGTATTACAGAAATAGATTGTTTTATAGTTACATTTCCAGCACCACCCCCCGTGCCACCAAAATAAGATGTAGAGCTATTGTAAGTAGCTACTGTTCCAGCCGCCCCACCACCACAACCACTTACTAATATTTTGGTTACGCCTTGCGGAACAGTCCAAGTGCCAGAAGAGGTAAAGACTACTGTATTTCGTGGTATTATATAAGAATTACTTGTTTCAAAAACAAAGTAATTGGTTCCGTCTGAAGCAAGATAGTATTGTTTTCCAACCCCACCGTTTACTACTATGGAAGCACTTGTTCCTGTGTAACCACCATATTGTATAATTCCACTTGGAGTCGTAAAAGTATAAGTATAACTTGAAGAATTGTTGCCAACAAAAATATTATTGTAACCATTAGTTGGTGTTGGAAGAGTAATAGTAGCATTAGCACTTGGAGCATTTAGCTCATAGATATTACCACTATTGGCTGTTGATAAGGATATACTGCCTGTAACAGGAATAACGGGGTTTATAGGATTAGCTAAAGCAGAAAAGTTTTGGTCTAACAGATTGGCAGGAACGCAAGCTTGACCGCTTTGTGTTACTATCTGACTTGTTGTAATATTGTTTATAACATTTGGCAATTGGATACTCATTCATCAACTCCTTTGTAAAAATAGAGTAGGCAAAATGCCTACTCGTCTTTCTTTTCGCTCCAATAGGGCTTAGAAAGCCTATTTGGACGCCATCCATATTCGTCATTATCGCGTAGGCGGGACGGGTCTTTGTATTGAGAATTGTTAGCCGTAAACGGACGTTCAGGGTTAATTTTGATTTTAGTAAATGTCCCTAATTCGCTTCCTTTTTCGTTAGCCATTTGCTCCTCCTTGTCCTTGTAATAGATTTTGCATTGATGCACCTTGCGGTGCTCCACCCATTGGTGGTTGTGGTTGTCCACCCTGTGGTTGTCCTTGTCCTCCACCTTGTAATATCCCTGCTATACCTGACAATGGATTACCTTGTGCCCCTTGAAGATTAGCTGGTAAAGATGATACAAGTGTTTGTATTGCAGCCATTAAATCAGATGTTTTAGCATCTCCAGCTACCTCTTGAAGCCCACGAATCGCCCCCAATATCTTACTGCCCTGTTTACTATTTGTGCCGAATATCGGCAACAAGAAATCCAAAACCCTGATAATTGCGGCTACTATCGCTGAAGCTAATTTTTGTAAACCACCTGTTCCTACTGCGCCTGCTGCAGCAAGTGGATTGCTAGCTAAAGATGATTGTGGTTGAGGTGCTCCACCTGCGTCTGGTGGTTGCATTTGTCCACCTCCGCCCTGTAAAATATCTTGAAGTCCTTCCATTTGTTCCTCCTGTTTTTTTTGCTAAAAGCGGGCTACCGAAGTAGCCCAGTTTTGAGTAGCACACCCGAGATAGCTGTTTTACAGACTATCTTTTTACTTTCCTTTTGTTAGCTACCAACATTTGGCACCTCCGATTTTATTTCCTACCGTTTTGGTCCAGCAGGAGAGTTGCCCATCAACCGCTGACAGTAGGATAAAGAGTTAATCTTTTTCTTTTCTAACACCATATTTAACAAAATTAGTAAACTCTTCTAATTGACCTTTTGTATTATTTTTATTACCATATAAATGATGAAATTCTTTATGACATTTTTTACATAAGGTAATTCCGTTATCTATAGCTACTCGTAATTCAGGAAAGTCTGCAAAATTATTAATATGGTGAACGTGTAATTTACCTCCTCTTTTACTACAGGCCTGACAAGTAAAATTATCTCTTTCAAGAACTGCTTTTTTCCATAATTTCATTTCTAAACTTGCTCTTATTCTATCATTTTCTGGTGTAATACCCCCCTTCCAACCTGGAGCGTTTTCACTTTTAAGAGCTTCGCTTATCTTTCTTTTAGTCTCTTCTGAATGATGTTTTCCATACATCGCACTTTTTCTACCTTTTCCAGCTTCACTTATCTTTATTTTAGCTTCTTCAGAATGATGTTTACCGTAAAATGAAGCTTTTTCATTTTTAAATCTATTTTTTAAAGCTTCACTATCTGCTCTTCTCTCTATTCCAAATTCTTTCATTCGGTTTAAAACAGTTGCTATACAAACTCTAAACATTTTAGCTATTTCTGACAAAGATTTTTTTTCTTCTACATACAATCTATATAATTTTTCTTTTTCTATTATTTTTTTTTGAAACAAATGTGATAATTTTGCTGCTTCATTTTTTGTTCGTAGTGGTATATTATATTCTTTTAAATATTTTCTAATAGTTGCCGGAGAAACATTAAGAATTTTAGCTACTTCTGGTGAAGGTTTTTTTTCTTCAATATACAAATGATATAAAACATTTTTATCTAAATCTAATTTTTTAGTAATTTCAATGGGCAATATTTTTAAATTACTTTTTTGCATTCTTCATATCCTTTTGTTTTGATTCAGCTTCCTGTTTGTTTTTCTCTACCATCATTTGTGTTTGTTGTTCTAATTCCTGTTTTTTAACATAAGCTAAAATTTTATCTCGGAAAGGTAAATCCAGCACATCAATCAGAATCTCTTTGGGTATCACATTCATTTGTGTAAGCTGTATCAACAACATTTGGTTTTCTTCCTGGATGATTGGGCTTGTTGAATGTGCGTATATCACGATTCTTCCCCAATTAATAAGACTTAAGTTAGCAAAGTTAAATGTCATTGTTTGCTGTTGAACCATAGTTTTGTATTTTACAGTTGAGGCATTTATATAAATCTCTGCGAGTGTGTTAAACATATCTTCAATTTGCTTTTCTATTTTTATCGCTATTTTCTTAATCGGTGCGGCAGAGAACTGACTTAATATCTGTGCGTAACTTGCTGACCTTACATTCTTTGCAGGAACACCTTGCATTATTGAGGTCATTGACATAACCTTTTGTGCATCCTGTTCTAATATTTGCTTTTCTTCCATTGCAATTTGTGGTTGAATTTGAGACTGATAAGTATCAACCTTAACGCCTGTAGCGTCTATTATTTCAACGCTTCCTGAAGTATGGATAGCTCTTGTTATATCGTCTTTCACTTCTGGGTTAACACCGTAACCTGATACTAAAACTGTAGGATTAATTAATCTCTTTCGTGCTTCTTGAACATCGTCATAAATATCTTCCATTGAGTCTTGGATATTTTCAAGTAAGCTAATAACAGAATAACCATACTCATCAGTTGCATAATCTAATGCTACGATTGAGAAAAATGGATTTACCATATGATATCTGGTTTCTAAAATCAAATCTTCAGCTACAATATTTTCAACCCATTTATGATTATGTTCTTCTACATTATCATCAAAATTATAATGCCATATTTCAATTATCTCAACCATTTCAAATACTGGTTGCCTGTTAACAACGCCTGTTTGGTCTGGTTTAAGTTGGTAAGGAATTTGACCACCTGTTTGTGTTGGTGTTGCTGGTAGTAATCTAATTGCCAAATCTTGGTTGAGGTCTTCTGATGTTTGTTCTATAGCTTCTTTTCTTTGTCTGGCTTTTAGTTTCCTTGAAGCATCTGGATACCTAATCTCAAACTCTCTTGATGTCATAAATGTTCTGTGCATTATGATTTGAGATAAGTCTCGTATATTAAAGCTGTCATAACCGACAGCTACATTGTAGGGATTTAATCGGATTATCTTTGGTGTTTCCCAAAACCCTTCAGAGTTATATACAATCTTTCCAAAGCCATTTTTAGTAATCAAAGCATCTAAAATAATCTTACTCAATTCGTCATCTGATTTTGTATTCTTAAAATCTTCACCGATAGTATTTGCTAATCTGTCAACTATTTTCTCAACGAACTCTCTGTTTTCTGTTTCGTCCAATGAGTTATCCAATCTGGGCTCAAGTATCAAATGGTCAGCACTAAAAATCAAGCTTGCTAATTGGTTAATTGTAGAAAAAATATTATTAACTTTGGCTGGAAAATTGTTCGCTGTGCCAAAATAATAATACGAGAATTTCTGGCGCAGATATTCTTTATTGTATGAGAGTTTTGATTTTAATCTGGCAACAGCTTCCAAAAGTTCTTTTTCTGTCATAAAATTTTCTCACCTTGAGTTATTACTACATTGTCGTTCTTGTCGTAATTGATACCAGTAACTTTGATTTTTTGGGGTTGCACCTTGTTAATAATTTCTTCTATACTTGCATTCATTGGCATCTTTGGAACTTTATCCCTATACTGGATAAGTTCGTGTTCTGAAGCCCAATGACCTTTTAGTTCATCTTGAAATTTACTATCAGCTTTCATATTTAAATATCGCATTCTTTTTGTGACGGGCATTTTCCTTAAAATCATTTCCTCGCTTTGCTGTATTTTTTCTTGTCTTTCTTGCTTGCGTTCTTTCTCTTGGGCAAAAGCCTCATAGTTTGATTCAAGTATGTTGTCAATTGTTTGAACTACTTTTTTGTCAAGAAATTTTGTTGCCGACATTGTGCCTCCCGAATTGATTTATTTTAAACGCTTTTTTCAGCGGATTGTTTTTTATTTTGCCAATATTTGTGCATCTCTTCACTTGCTGTTTTATCTCTATCTCGTATCTCTATTCCAAATTCTTTTAAAACTCTGTGAACAATCATAGGAGAAATATCTAATTGCTTTGCAATCTTTGTCATTGATAAACCCTCATCTTCATACAAGCTCTGAATGACAATCTCTGGATTCAACCCTTCTTTCACCAAAGCTACAAGCTTTGAGTTTCTAAATTTTGGATTCGCTAAATCATCACTCATTTTATACATCCGTATGTGCACACATCTTTTCCCACTATATACAGAATATCACAAAAACACTGTGGTGTCAAGTCACCCCTTTTTGTTGTTATCACAATTATATCTTACCAAAATTACCTTAATAAAAAAAAGACAATTCTTAATATTGATATTATACACTAAATATTCCTATTATAACAACATCTATATCTTTGAAAAAAAATAAAAGTCTTGTTATAACAACAGAAAAAATTGTTAGGTCTATAATGCCTTTGTTTACAATAACCTTACATTTTTTACAAATATCATATAACAACTAACAACTAAATAACAATAAAAACAACAGTGTTTATATACTTCTAACAGAGACCTTTAGGTCTCTAATTCAGAAGATTTTAAGGGAAGAAAAGAATATCTACCAGTCCAGCCCGTTAGGGCTGGGAGACTATGCTCGCCTTCAGGCGAGCCCATATACCGCCGCGTTAGCGGCGGGTGTCTATGCCCCGCAAAAAGCGGGGCAAAATCCCACGCCGATAGGCGTGGAACACTTTTTGCTACGCGCGCGTGCGTGCGCGCGCGATAAGATATATTATATTTATATTTATTATATTATATATCTATCCCCCTTTAGGGGGATAGGTTTTCTTTTCTTTTCTTATTCTTTTATTTCTCTTTTCTTTGCTACTTTCTTTTCTCTTGTTTTTCTTTTTCTTTTCTTTTCTTTTGTAGTGTTGGTTATGTCTCAAGTGTAACTCAAAGGGGTGTTTTGGGGGGAAAGGTAATGAGGGTCGCACAAACGCGCAAATGAAGCGCCATCCCTTTTCAAAGGTTAGTAAGATGGTTACTAATTTTTTGGCTATGTAAACGCAAGCATAACGGCTAACTAATCAAGCGGTTAATTAGTTAGTTGTTTTGTTACTTATTGAAAAGTTAGTAAGTAGCTAACAAACCAACCACAACCTTGACAATAGTGGTCAAGTTATAACTGTATCACCAAGCAAGCGGTAAACTTGACAACAATGGTCAAGCTTAGTTTACTAAGTTTACTTAGTTCGCTAAGTTTACTTAGTTTGGTTATAGTGCTATTACCACCCCCAACCCTCCCAAGATGTTAGACTCATCTAACAATGTTAGGTTAATATTATAAATGCGAAAAATATCAAAAAAAAGTAGTTAAAAATACTTTTATTTTTTTATACCTTGATTATACTGTCAAGACAATTTTACTTGAATTATGGCTAATTAATAAAAATACTTGACTTTTTTCTAAAAGTGTGTATATTATAAATAAGCAAGTATGAAAAAATACTTGCAAATCTTTTTTGTGGGGTGTTTTATGAAGTTTTTAGTTTTACACAGTGGATTAACTCTGCACTGCAAAGCGATTGAAAAAATAAAGGATGTAGATAATGATAAGGTTGAAATCATTGTAAGCGCCTATAATAGCGCGTTAGAAGTTGATATTTTTAGATTAATAGTTAATAAAAAAATATTTGAATTATCAATGAAATAATTCAAACAAACCTTTATCAAGCGGTGCTTTTATGCACCGTTTAAATAAGGGCTTGTAAGAATACAAGCTACTTTTATCTTATGGAGGTATTTTATGTTTGTTAATTATGGCAAGGAATTTAGATGGGATGGCAACTTCAAAATAAATGAAGTTGCAAGTCTGCTTGCAGTAAGGTTGATTAATTTATACAAGCATCAAGAAATATCAGTTGATATTAGTGGGGGGGGCTTAAACTGGGATATCAGAGTCCGCTTTATACCTACTGCGGACTACAGTAAATTTAAAAAAATAATCGCGACTTACAAAAAAGTAGATTATATTAGGTGGGCACGATTAATGAATCAATTATCAAAGCAAGCCGTGTAAAACACGGCTTTTTTATATAATTTAGTTATGTATATTACTAAATAATATATATTACTAAGTTATATAAGTAAGTAATTACTTTATAACTAATTTAAAAACAAGGAGTGCAAAAATGAAAAAAACAAATACAAACACAAAAACAAATACAAATACAAAAAAACACTTGACAAATTATAAAAATTGTGTATATTATTATTAAGTAAAAAAAATTTACTTTATGGAGTTACTTATGTTAAGCTTTACACTTTCAAAGCAAGCACTTAAAGACTTGCAAGCGGTTAAGGGCGGTTTGTCAAAAGACAGGTATTTAGCGACAAGTTATTATTACTGTAAAGTGGGCGCTGGTTATTTAAGAGTTTACACTTTTAACAATGATTACTATCTAACAAGCCTTGTTAAGATTGACAATGCAAGCAATGATACAAACGACAATATCTTTCTTGCAACGAGTGATTTTTTTGATTTTAAAAGCGATTGTCAATATAACATTGATATTGATAATCAAACGGCAGTAATTACTTCAAACAATATTAAAAGTAATAAACAGGTATTCAAAGATGCAAGCGGTTTCCCACTGTTTACAAATGACAATGTGGACTTAAAAGGTATTATCAATGCAAGCGCCTTGATACAATTATTAAAAGTAAAAAATGCAGTCTATAAAGATAAATATGAGAATTATGAAGTATTTAAAGGCGTTTTGTTTGATATTAAAGATAATGTATTTAATGCAGTAGCTACAAATAGAGCACAGCTATACTGGTATTATTTAAACGGCGTTGAATCTAACTATTTAAAGGATTTCTATGGTATTATAAATGAAAAAGCTATTAATGCACTTGTAAAAGTTATTAATAAATACAACGGCGATGTTTATATTAATAGCAATGGTCAATATATTAGTTTTGCATTTAATAATGACAAAGTAAAGTTAATAACAAAACTAGTTGAAGGTAGTTTCCCACAATATCAAGCTGTTTTATTAGAAACAAATCACGAGGGCATAAACTACATTAAATTTAACAAAGATAATATGATTAATACTTTACAAACTTTATTAAATGGTTATAAAGATGATTTAACACCAGTTGAGTTTATCTTAAATGACAAGCTAACATTAAAAACAAAAGAAAGCGAGTCAACCCTTGACTATGAAAACAAAACAAGCTTGCAAGTTAAAATCAATGGTAAATATTTATTTGATTATCTTAAAACATTACCTGTAAATATTGACAATATTACAATGTATTTTAAAGATAATCAGCACCCCGTAGAGTTTAGAGCTGATAATTACATTTTAGTAATGACTCCTATCTTAAGATAGCAAGCTTTTATTGAGCAGGGCTGGGCACCCTGCTTTATTAAGAGCTTGTATTTGCAAGCCTTAAAATTTATTTTGGAGGTGTCAAAATGACACAAAAAATTACTTTATCGGAGTTAAGGACCAAGCATCCTTTGTTTTTCGAGAGAAAAACTCAAAGGCTTTTTGGGGACATTAAAAAATATATTTACAAAGATTATTTAATTGTAAAATTTAGACGGGAATTGTCAAATACTAGTTATGAAGGTTACAATATTTATCAAATTACAAATGATAATTTACAGTATGTTAATACTGTAAAAAGTGATTATAAATACTTTATTGACAACTTAAAAGAAGGCGCGCAATAGGCGCGCTTTTTTTTGTTTTATATAATTTAGTTATGTATATTACTAAATAATATATATTACTAAGTTATATATATTAGAAATTGATATATATAACTAAATGACAAAATGTGGGGGCTGTAAAATGAAACAAATACAAACAAATACAAATACAAAAAAAGACTTGACTTTTAAGAAAAAATATGTATATTATTATTAAGAAAAAAACTTTAGGAGGTGTTTTATGGATGTAAGGTATTACTACGACAGCTATGAAAAAGCTGTAAAAGCGGAGGCGTGGTATAAGGAGCAATACAAAGACCCGCACTATCTTGCAAATATCTATATGCAAGATGGTAGGGATACTTGGAAGATTACGCCAGAAAACAAAAACGATATCAACCACGGCTGGTATGTCGTGGTTGATGTCGCAAGTTTAGATTAAGCGAAGCTTGCTAAAGCAAAGGGGATATAATTATGTGGGATTTTTTAGGCTCAGTGGTTATGTTGATTTTTTTCTTAATGTTATTAATAATAGCGATAGGAGGAAACGATGATTGATTACAAAAACTACAAAGTTATAAAAACAAACAAAAAGAAACTTTTGTATTGGGTTATTTTTACTATAATAACAGCTTTACTATGGATAACAGCCATAGAAATGTTGTTTAAATAATTTTACTTGAATTATGGCTAATTTTTAAAAAAAGGAGGTTTTTTATGAATGAGACAGTAAGCGTAGCAAAGCTACAAAGTCAGATTGACAAAATGGTTGAAGTAATGACAGAAACGGAAGTGGGTAAAAGAATGTGGGAAGAAGTGCAAAGAAAACAAAAACAAGAAAGCCTAAAGGAAGCAAAATCAATTCTTGATTTGCTTAAAAAAGACATAGACAAAAATATTGAGAGACTTCAGACTTGCCAGAGGATTCTAAATACTCTAAAAATAGGGGTGGTGGATGAAATGACAGAGTATTCTTTTGACAAACTTGAAGAGTTAGTAAGTAATTTACAAGACACACTAAAAGCTAACGATGTTATGATTAGAGAGTTAGCACTTGATTTAAAATATTAGGAGGTATAAAATGGACGGAAGGTTTTTTGCAGAAAATAGTGAGATACTACCACACAGCTTGTATAAAAAAATTGTAATTGGCGAATTGCCAAAAGAGTTTTTTGAAAAAATACAAGAATACAAAAGCGATGAGATTAAAGAAGAAAAATATGCATTAATGAATGGTGAAATAAAAAGATATTACAGAATGATTATAAGGGGTATTACAAGAAATCGTGATGGTAATGTGGTTATAGATACAGTGTTTGAATCGGAATTTTTTGATTAGGAGGTGTAATATGGATTTAAAAGGATTTAAAACAATGGAAGAAACAAGAGAGTTTTTTAAAAAAGAAGGGTGCCCAGAAGAATTTTTAAAGGTGATGGATGAATTAGAGTTGGTAATAGAAGGAAAAATCCCAAGAGACAGAAAAACAATTAAGGCGTTAATCAAACGATTAAAATCGCCAGGTGATGAATATCTTTTGTGCAATTTTGTAATGGAAGCTTTAGCAAATCAATTGTTACAATTAATGGAGATATAAAATGGATATGGTTGAAGTAATCAAAGACAAATACACAAGAAAAAATGTAGGGCGTCCCAAAAAGACGCCCAAGAAAATGGTTTCTTTTCAAACAACCGAAGAAGGTTACGAAAAATGGAGACAACTTGCTAAAAAACAAGGCTACAAAATGTCAGAACTGTTTAGGCTGGCGGTAGTAGAATACTATCGCAATCACAAAAATGATGAAATACTATAAAAAGGAGGAAATAATGGATAATAATATTTACACAAAAAAAGAAGTAAAAAATTTTACAAACATACAACTAATAGATGCTTTAGAAAATACTTTAAAAATATTCCCAACCGCAGTAAGAATAGAAATAGAAATATTTGAAAGAAGTAATAATAATAACCCATATGTAAAAGAAGAAATACACGATATATTGACTGCTTTTTGGATACTTCATAAATTGTATAGAGAGGCAATAATTGATGAGTATCCCTACAATACTTTTAAAAACTTAAAAAAAGCACTTATTGGAAGACTAAAAACAAATTATTAGGGAGCCTAATGCTCCCTTTTTTATTTACGCTATTCTTTAAAATACCGCACACAAATAAATTTGTGTATGCTAAACGATACACAAACAATCTTCTGTAAAACAAAAACAATTTTACTTTACGCTAATAAGTTACAAAGTTAATAACTTTTAGCTAAAGTTATCCGAAGTTGCTAAAAAGTTATCCGAAGTTTAAAAAATACACAAAATTACAATTTTTGGTAGGGTTTGGTGCCAAATATCCACAAAAATGTATACAAAAATCATAAAAAATACAATTTTTAAGAAAGAAAAGAAAAGAAACAAAAGAAAAGAAAGAATATCTACATCCCTATAGGGATGTAGTAACACTACCTATAGGTATAATTATTATATTATTCGCGCGCGTGCGCGTAGCAAAACTTGTTCCAGAAGAACAAGTAAGTAATAGCAAGCCTTTATGGCTTGCATATAGTAGCCAGCCCTAACGGGCTGGTGTGTATTTTTTTCTTTCGTTAAAATCTTTGCGGTGCAAAAAGCACCGCTTGAAAAAAGAGAGAGAGTTCCGCAAAAGTTAGTAAGTTACTAACTATCTATATTTGAAGTAGTAACAAAAGAAGTTAGGTTAGTCTAACATTTTTAGGTATGCTTAATACAAATCTACATAAAGGGCTATTTTTGATGTTTTTTTGTTTCAGAGTAGAATTATACCACAAACTACTCTAAACACTCACCACGAGCAAATAAACGCACTTGTAGACGATTTTAGAATGGGGGTTAGATGTAGTTTTTCGGTATTCCCGAAATACTAATTTTAAAAAACATTTTTTTCTTGACTTTTTGAAAAAAGTATGTATATTAGAAAAGTAGGAGGTATAAAATGAGTGCAGTAGGGCTATTAAAAAGAGTTTTGTTAGAGGAAGACAAGTATCCTAACTACATTACTTCAGAGGATTTAGTTGAAGATACTTTAGAGTTGGTTAAAGCGGATATTGCCAGTATCCGAATGGTATTGTTTGAGATAGTGGAAAAATACCCGAAGACAGTTATAAGAGACTTTAATCACTGGCATTTTGCGTTGTATCATATCAATTTATCAAAGTTGATAGCAAAGATACTTGCAAGTGGCAATTCACCACAGAAAGGAAGTTGCAGGGTATTAACTCAATGTAATATGTTTAAAAATGAAAGCTTTAAAGACCCTGTTTGGTTAAAACAGGAATATGTGATTAAAAACAGAAGTGCTAATAGCATAGCTAAAGAATGTGGTTGTATCAAAGAGACTATATGGCACTATGCTTGGAAATATGGTTTTAAGAAATACAAGAAGGAGGTAAAATGAAACAATACAAATGTCCTATTTGTGGTGAAATATCAAACAAGCTTGATTGGAAAGTAACAGACAAGCTTGATGATGGTTGTATTGTGGTAAGGTGTCCAAAATGTAAGGTATTGGTATTTAAGCATCACTTGGAAGAATATCAAAAAAACAAGGGGGATAGATGAGTATATTAAATTACGACCTGATAAGTGTGGATCCAGGAAAACGGTTGGGTGTTGCCCTATGGAAAGATAAAACGCTACGCTATTGTAACACCTTTGATTACAGCTTTAACACTATTTGGCAATTCTTGCTTAAAAATCCTGCAAAGCATTTGGCTATTGAGTTACAATATTACTACAACAATGCCAAAATCTTGATGGATTTGGTAGCATTACGAGCAGAAGTAACAACACTTTATAGGATTTGCAACCCTATGGGAGAAATTATAAAGGTGTCCGCGTCGGAGTGGCAAAAGGTGCTTGAGTTAGGTGCAAAAGCACCAAGAAAGGAACGCAAAGAAGCGGCATTAGCTTACGCAGAGAAAATGACAGGGCAAATAATGCGTTCATTTGATACAGCCGATGCTGTATGTATAGGAATTTATACAATTAATTTTATACTTGACAAAAACAAAAAAAGTGATATATTAGAAAATTAGGAGGTAGGGTATGTCTGCTGTGATATTTGAACTTCTTGAAGAAACTACTGTGGTGTCATTTAATTTTAATAGAGATGATGGCACTGAAGTGCAAGGTATTATGAGAGTGAGCAATAGAACAGGTATTTATTATTTGAGCAAACCAAAGTTAACCCAAGAAGAAAAAGATATGTTAAAAAGAAGATTTTACGGAAAAAATTAGGAGGTGTGAGTTATGTTAAAAGTGTCTGATGAGCTTGGTAAAAAGCACGCAAGGGATTTTGGGAAAGAAAGTTGTAAAGTGTTAGAGTGGAACGAAGACGGTATTCAAAGGTTGATATTAAACATTAGGGGTGGTCATTTTACTCAGTATTTGGGTATACCTAAAGATCACCCATTAGCGGGGCTTGATTACGAAGAACTACCTATTGGGTGCCACGGGGGGTTAACTTTTAGTGATGAAATTGATAGTAAATATTGTTCAGAAGATTTGTATTGGTATGGTTGGGATTATATGCATTTAGGTGATTATGATGAATTTAGTAAATCGGATAAGGATAAAGATTGGACTTTAGATGAGGTTATTGAAGACGGACAGCAAGCTTTTTATGATTTCAAAGTATTAAAAGAATTAGCAGAAAAAATAGCTGAAAAAAGCGAGGAGGAATAATTTATGCAAATTACTGTGTCAAAGGTTGAGAAAAGGACAACCAAAAGCGGTAAAAGTTATACGATGGTAAACGGACAGTATTATTGTTGGAACGAAAAACTGGTATTTGAACAAGGGGGAACATACGAGGTTGAGATTGAGGAAGGTCAATATCCTAAAATCACAAAACCAACAAAAGTAAATACTCAACCACCCCAATCCCAACCCCAGAACGGATTTAGAAATAGTAATGGCGAGAATAGGGATAAGACAATGTTATTGGCATATGCAAAGGATATAGCCTTAAAGGTGATAGAAAGGAGTGAAGAAAAAAACTCTTATCAACTTATGATTGATGGACTTAAGGTAACGGCTTTTGCTTACCATACATTGTCAAAACTATTAGAAAACCAAGAAAAAGGGTTTGATTTTTTAGCAAAATTACAAGCCGTTGAAGACGCTTGGAAACTCAAAGACACGCACAGTATATTAGAAGACAAAAAAGATGAACCAAACCCAGAGGAAGACTTATGAAAAGAATTAATATAGACAAGGAGGTGTTGGAAGATTTATATGTTACTAAAAAAATGTCTTCAACAGAAGTAGCTAAAGAGTTAGGGGTAAGTAAAAATACAGTTTTAAGACGACTAAAAGAGTGTGGCATAAAAGTGAGGACAGCAAGTGAATCACACTCAATGGAATATATATCAAACGAAACAAGAGAAAAGCGTAAAGTATGGTTAGGTAGATATTTTTCTGAAGAACACAAGCGAAAAATCAGTGAAACGGAAAAAGGCAAAAAGCTTTCCGAAGAAACTAAAAGGAAAATGAGTGAAGCCAAAAAAGGTGAAAAAAGTTCATCTTGGAAAGGTGGTAGAAAACTAACTTGGCATAGGCGTCTTGCTAAAAGACGCCTTTTAGGCTTTAAACCGATAAATAAACCATTTGAAGGTTCTGAAGGACATCATTTACGAGATAAAGAAACTGTAATATATATTCCAAGAGAAATACATCAAAGAATTCGTCATAATAACTGGACTGGAGAAGGAATGAATACTATAGATGCTTTATCTCTTCACTATTTAGAATTACAAATATTACAAGAGGTGGTTTAATGGAAAACAAATATTTTAAAGATTTGTATGAAATAGTTGAAAATTTACACCCACAAAACAAAACCCCCCACATTGTGGGGGTTACCGATATTGTGGGTTCTGTGAAGGCATTAGCTTTGAAAAAGAAAGTGGATTTACCTGCAAATAGAAATAATTTATTTAGAGCGTTTAAAGGGACTGCCTTACACAATCAGATAGCAATGCTTTATGCTACAACAAAGATTAAGAATGAATTTTATTCTGATTACTTAAGGGCAGTTTTAAACGGTGATTATGTAGATATTAAACCTGAATTTTTAAGAGAGATAACAAAAGATGAAGATTATTTAGTTGAGTATCCCGTTAAATTGACAATTGATGATATTACAATCAAGGGTGTAATAGACTTGGTTTCGTTCCCAGATGAAAAGCTTGTAGATTGGAAAACTGCTTCTACTTACAAGTATGTTTTTGGGACTTATGCAAGCTATGAAAAACAGTTGTCAATATATAGATATTTAGGAGTGAATACCGAAGAAAGATTATCTAAAATAACAAAAGCTGATATTGTTTTTTGGTGGGAAGGGTGGCAGTTGTCTAAAACCGCTCAAAGCGATTATCCTAAAGAAGATACAACGGTGGTGCCTGTTAATGTAATGCCTATGGAAGATGTAGAGAAATATTTGTCGGAGCGTATTTATTTATACAAAAAGTTAATAGAGTTACCACCCCAAGATTTATATGATTTAGATATTTGCTCTGATGATGAGAAGATGTTAAGACCTACAACTTATGCGGCAAGACACCCAAAACGCAAGAGTGCAGTAAAAGTATTTAATACAAAGATGGAAGCACAGATGTTTCTAAAAGACAATCAAGACAAAGATTATACGATTGAAGAACGAGAGGGTGTAATGAATTGTGCACTGTATTGTAAGGGGGCACCATTTTGTAAGCAGGCACAGGAACAATTGTTTAAGTTGGAGAAGTAGGTTGTTATGATTAGAAATGATATTAAAAAATACAACATAAGAATAAGAAAAATGCTAACAAAGGCTGCTAAAGCCCAAGTTAGCTATCCTGATTTTGTTCAAAGTAAGATATATTTCCCTACCATACCACTAACGGGGTTTGTTTTTAACCCATATACTTATAAAGACTTAATATCATTTGATTTGGTTAATTCTGATTTTGTTTTAAACTGTCTTTACAGTGTTAAAGCTTTTGGTGAATTTAGATTTGAAAAAGAAGTTAAATATTACTTTCTTGCTTATATATCAATTAAGTATGACCAATCAGTAACAATATTAGCAAGACCTATCAGTAGAGATTTTTATTTGTTTTCAAGGGGTTATTGGAATTTGTTTAGAAGGGTTATGGATATTGGGTATAATATTGACGAGAAAGTTCAGTGGGACAAAGCTTTTGACGATATAGAAAAATGTATTTCCCATAACATAATTGGAAAAGATTTGACAAAAGCACATTACTGGATAGGAGGTAATAATGAGTAAAGTTATAATAAAGACTAATATTCCAAAAGGAAAGTATTGTAAAGATTGTGGTTTTCTTACAGATATTGAGGGATTTTGTTTTATTTATGGTTATTTAAAATATTATTGTGAAAAAGAGGCAGATTATGAAAGAGCGGGTGAGTGTAAACTGGAGTATCCAAATGGTAAAGTTGTTTTAGTTGTTGAAGGAGATGAGAGTGGTAACTTGTAAATTAATCAAAGATGGTAAAGAGTTAGATGTTGTTGGTATTGATTTTAAAAATCAGTATGTTGTTTACTATGATGAAACTCCTATGCTTAACTCTCCACTACAAAGTGTGTATGAGTTTTATCAGCAGTTACCTTTGTCGCAAGCCAAATTAAAGTTTATTGTAAGGGGTCAAGACAATGGGATTAGCATTAGTAGAGAATGATTATTTGTCGCTATATAGCAAGTATTTGGATATAAAAAAAGTGGGTAATAATTATCTTGCCATTTGTCCTTTTCACGAAGACCACAACCCAAGCTTTGGTATCAATCCTGAAACAGGAGCATTCCATTGTTTTGGTTGTGGTATACACGGTAATTACAAAAGATTTTTAGAACTAATGGGGGTTGACAATATGGGTGAATTTAAGAACAGTAATCTTGATTTAAATGATGTGGATAATGTAACAGTTTATGTTTACAAAGATTTGGATGGTAATGAAC